GCTCATTTACTGTTCTCCAATACTGTTTTAAATAATTTCTTACATGGTCCATGTCTATGTCATACCGCAGGTTTAATTCGTCCATCATCTTCACTCGTGACTTCCTGCCATAGTAATAAAACTTTCTACATTTAGTTAGGGGCATTTTGTTTCTCCAATACAATATCAGTTAACATATCAACTACATCAATCAGTTCGTCAATAACATGGTCTGGTACGTTTGCGTTATTTTGAAAAACAACAACTTCTAAACTGGACAGCATTTTAAGTATTCGCAATGCTTGTTCCTTATTCATTACATTTCCTTTTATTTCACGGTTCTCTTTACTTATTTCTTCTTCGTACAAATCATTTACCATCTTATTGCTCCTATTCTTTTTAGTGCCGCACGGACTTTATAAGGGCGTTCTTTTCTATATGTGTGCATCATAGTCATATCTCTAGTAAACATCGCGTATTTAAAACTGCGCCAGTTTACATCGTAGCGATTGAATCCTCTTTGGCGTACTCTCATGACTCCACCTCTAATTGTTTAATGAGATTGCAGTATATCAAAAAAAGTTTGCAAAGAAAAGTTTGCAATGATAAACTTTAGTCATGTTAGAAAAAGACATTGAAAAATACTTACTAAAAGTCGTCAAAGAAATGGACGGCAAATCGTATAAGTTCACCTCCCCTGCTTGTCGGGGAGTGGCAGATAGAATCGTGTGTTTACCTAATGGCAGTACATGGTTTATTGAGCTTAAAACCGCAGGTGGCAAGCTGTCAGCACTGCAAAAAGTTTTTGCATCAGACATGGGCAAACTTAATCAAAAGTACGCTTGTCTTTGGAGCAAAGAAGACATTAACAACTGGAGAGAGAATAATGATTGAATTTTTACAATACCTTGATGAAAGCAATTTAGCATACCTTATTATGCTGTTTTGCTTTTTGCTAATGACGCGTTTGCACCTCAACGCTGTTGCTGAAATTACACGTCTTCGTAAAATCATGAAGCAGGTGCTGAGATGAGCGCATCGTTAGTTTTAACACTATCGTTTTTAACGGTCGATACTAATATCGACAAACGCGGCAAAACAACTACGCACGAAACAATTGCGTACACGACCAACACCATACCATATGATTCAATGAAAGCGTGTACAAACGCGCGTGAAGAATGGGGTCTTGTCATTGGCGCATATCAAATGAGTAAACGCCCCACACGGGTCATTATGGCTGTCTGTAACGACAGCGCTATGGGAGTAGTAGAATGACTGAAACAACGATAAAAAAATACTGTGAGCAATATAAAATCAGTCGTTCTGGCATGGATTACCATATTCGCCGGTCAGGTGTATTTCCAATTGGCAGTAAACGATTCTCCGAAGCAGGCGCACCATCATTCTTGTGGCGCGTTACCGATTTAGACGAAATTAAAGCGCTAATCAAAGGAAAGAAAAAATGAAAGATGAACTACTTTGGATTGCAGTCGGCGCGTTCTTAATCGGCGCTGTTGCGTCATCGTTAACAATTTACGCAACACACAGACATTATTACGAAATCACCAAAACAACTATTGGTGAATTTATCATCCATGATGGAAAGATTTATTCAGTTTACGAAATGGAACGCAACGTTCGTGGGGAGATGGTAGCAAAATGATTCACTATCACGGCACACCGATTGGCGGAACACGTCAAGACGTAGCACGATTTCTTGTCGGCCGCCACGCTTTAATCCCATTTGGAAGACAAGATGACACTGGCGCGGTGCTAGAGTTTTGCCAATCTTTTGTGCTAGATAATGGCGCGTTTAGCCATTGGAAAAAAGGTCGCGGCGCAATTGACTTTGATGCTTATTTAGCATGGGCGCAATCGCTATGCCGCCACCCATCTTTTGACTGGGCATTAATCCCCGATATTATTGATGGCACAGAAGAAGATAACAAAAACTGGGTGCTAAAATGGACTAGAACAGGAACAAAAGCAAAAGGTGTTCCTGTGTGGCATTTGCATGAGTCTTTTGAATATCTTGAATGGCTTATTGATTCTTTTGAAATTGTGGCGTTAGGTAGCAGTGGAGATTATGCAACACCAAACACAAAAAAATGGTGGGGTAGAATGTCAGAAGTAATGAGGATTGTTACGGATGATAAGGGAATGCCTAAATGTAAATTACACGGTTTGCGTATGCTTAATCCTAAAGTGTTTACTAAACTGCCATTGTCATCAGCAGATTCAACTAACGCCGCAGTAAATTGTGGGTCACTTGATAGATTTGGAATTTATAAACCCGCTACAGCAGCTCAGAGAGCAGCGGTAATTGCAGACAGAATTGAGCAACATAATTCCGCGCCATTTTGGATAGAAAATTTAGAGGGTACAGAATGACTAAAGAAGAATTATACAAGCGCCTGACAATGGCGCAAAAGAACAAAAAGGAACTGAAGAAAATTAAACTTCAGCTACTCAAAGAAATTGAGCAGTTGAAATTGATGCTACGCGCACTAGAGGAAGGGTAATGCAAATTGACGACATTGCAGCATTAACATTTTATGCGCTTGGGTTAATACTGGCGGGGTTATGGCTATGGCATTATTGATTACGCCAGTACAACCTGCAGCGCCTGCGCCAACAGCGGTAGACTGTAAACATGACCACTGGCGCGTATATAATAGCCTTGGTTACCGCGAGTGTGACCGCTGCAAAGAACGAAGACCTATTTTTAACGATATACGGCACCAAAGATGAACATTTCACAAATATTTATAGGGCTTAGTCCTTTTTTAAAAGACAGATTTACTAGCGAAGTGTTTACGCTTGGCTTAATTAACGAGCTTAACGAGCAACGCTTTCGTGCTAGATGCCGGCGCTTGGTACGTCAGCACAACGGCGAAACGCGCAAGCTATACAAAGCACTAAATAACCTATCGATGAACGACAGAGTACGATTTTTTGACGTGGTAAGTGGAAATGAAAGATAAAGATTTAGAGATTATAAGAAGCGCGATACGATACAACAGTAACACCGGACACTTTTACAAAGGTGGTGCGAACACACCTGCCGCGCTTAGTTGGAAAAACAAAAATGCCACCATTAACGTCAAGAAAAGCGGTATGCACTCCTACTTTCTAGCGTGGAAGATTGCCGTGTTTTTAGCTTATGGATGGTATCCCGAACATACTGACGCAGTAGAGTATTTAGACGGCAACCCGTGCAACTTAAGCATTAGCAACATCAAGGTTATTAAAGCAGGCGAAGATGAAATGACCATGATTGACTTTTGCGACGAAAACGATTTGCGCTACCCTAGCGTGTCAGCGCTCATGCGCGGAGAACCGTTTATTCGTCGAATAGAAAATGGATACTCTCGCGCGTATTTTCGTAAAAGTTTATTAGAAGCAAACTGCGCTAAATTGATGGCTAAAAAACAACGCGACGAAGAAACCAGAAGTAAGCCCAAGCGACCTATGGGCAGACGACGTAATCAGCACTTTATGGACTTTTTAAAAACGCACTACATAGTGCCTAAACGTTGGGAGATGACATTATGCTAAGAGGTGACAGTGTTCATGTAGATGGCGACGCGGTAAACGCGCCAGCACATTATCAAGGCGACAAGATGCAGTGCATCGACGCGATGGAAGCAATGCTTACGCAAGATGAGTTTCGTGGGTATCTGCGAGGTAATGTTTTTAAGTATCAATGGCGCTTTAGAGAAAAAGGTGGTGTTGAAGATTTACGCAAAGCAAGATGGTATTTAGACAAACTAATCAAATTGGAGAATTTCTAATGTATGCGTTTAAAAGTGGCCTTGTTGACCAAGACCCAACCATTAAAGGCCTTCGTGGCGAAGATATGGAAAACTACATGAATTTGCTTAAGTGGCTAGATTCTGTACCGTTTATCCCCCTAAAGGTTAGCGACTTTGTGCTACCTTGGCGGGATAGATGAAGCCAAAGCTCAAAACGATGAATGGGGTATGGATATGCTATACCCCCTGCTGCACCATTCCAATGATGGCAGACCACCCACAAACGGCGTATTTAAGATGGAAATTTATCAATGCTAAGACCCAATCAGATAGAAGCTGTTGCCTTTTTGAGCCAAATAGACAAGGGCATGATTCTCGCCCCAGTGGGGGCAGGCAAAACAGCAATAACGCTAACCGCCATGCAGCAAGCGCTCGACACGGGCAGAGTACGCCGGTTCTTAGTGATAGCACCAAAGCGTGTCTGCACGGACGTGTGGACGTTAGAGCCGGCCAAGTGGGTGCCAAATCTGACAGTATCTATCGCCGTTGGCTCTTACGCGCAGCGGTTGATAGCGTTCAACAAACCAACGCAGGTAGTGGTGACTAATTACGATACGCTGCAAACAACGCCTCCGCTAATAGGATTTGACGGTATTGTGTTTGATGAATTAACGGTGCTAAAGAACCCATCAGGCAAGCGCTTTAAAGCGCTATTTGGGCTAATCAAAGACTTTAAAATTAAGTGGGGGCTAACTGGTTCGTTTACTAGCAACGGACTTGAGGATGTGTTTGGGCAATGCAAGATAGTAGACGCGTCGCTTCTTGGAAAATCTAAGACCGCCTTTCTTCAAACGTATTTTGTGCTTCTTAACAAAGACTTTGGTGAATGGGTAGCTAAGTCCACTTCACTGCGTGACGTGATGGCGGTAATTAAGCCTGCAACGTACCTTATCGACACGCAAGAGTATATGGACACTTTGCCTCCGCTTAACGTTGTGCCAGTCAAATGCGCGATGGACATGAAGCAGTACAAAGAGATGAAGAAAGACTTTGTGGTGTATTACGAAGAAAAAGAGATTATAGCAGTTAACGCCGCTGTGGTGGTGAACAAACTGCAACAAATGGCCAGCGGGTTTTCGTATATTGAAGGGCAACCCGCCGCATGGTTTTCGCGCCACAAGTTTGACCGGCTAGACGAAATACTTGAGGAGAACCAACACGCCAATACGATTATTGTGTACAACTTTCAAGCAGAGCTTGAAGAACTTAAACGCCGATACCCTAATGCGCGGACAATTGACCAGCAAGGTGTTATCTCATCGTGGAACGCAGGGCGAGTAGAATTGCTACTCGTTCACCCTAAATCAGCAGGGCATGGGCTTAACCTTCAATTTGGCGGCAGTAAAATGGTGTTCCTGTCGCTTCCTTGGTCACTTGATAGATATGAGCAGACCATTGGACGATTGCACCGTAGTGGACAAAAGAACGCCGTATATTGCTATGTACTGCTAACAGATAAAACCGTAGACGAGCGCATATTTGCAAGTCTACATGACAAACGCGCAATTTCAGATATTGCCTTAGAGGAATTAAAATGAACAACTTAACATGGCGCGACATCTTCTTTAATTTGAATACTTACACAGAAGGTGAATTACAGGTGATGATTGAGTCAGAGCGTCACGGTAAACGTAGACGCTCTATTTTGGTACGTTTGCATCAGCGCTACTGCATCCTTCGCGCAACTCGTGAACGTGATGATTTACTCGCTTAAAAACAACTCCGCTTCTGCATTTCTGCGTCGAGTAAGACCGGCTAATACTTTACCGCCAGCCTTGTTCCAGCGCAGAAACTGCGCCGCTATTTCAGACTTAGGTTCATCGGCTTTTAGCATCTTAACAAGCGTTGACGAAACAAAGTTGCCCGTGCCAATGTTATAGCAAAAGCATACCAGCGCATCAAACTCGTTCTGCGTTAGCTCGACCTTAACCGCGTTTACAGCGTGTTCGTATGGGGCAAGCGTTTGCGCAAGCAAATGCAAAGCCGCTGCTTCGGTTGGTAGCGCCTGATTGACTTTCACAGGTGTTCCATCAGCGTAGCGAGTTGAGCCTATGCCAATCGTCCACACGCCCGCAGGGCATTTATATGACAATAGCTTACAACCTTCAAATTCTTTAATTAGGGCTAACCCTTTTTCACCTATCTTCATTTCTTTTCCCGTAGCAATAGAATAGTGGTCAGTTTTTGCGTCAGTCTTATCATGTCATTATCCAGCACCCGCACTTGGTCGATTAGCTCAATTAGCGCGTCTGTGGCTTCTTGCAGGATAGGCTTTACGACGGTGGTTGCCCAAAGCCATACAAAATAGACAATATAACCCATACCGCCAGCGGCGATAATTGGGAATCCATACTGGTTAATATATTTAGCGATTGCATCGGCGTCCATTAATCTTTCCTCTCAACAGGAGGCGGTCTTGGTCTGTCTTTTTCTTGCGGTATGTTAAGCGCCGTTGACGCCAAATCATCAATTTTGGTGATGTCACATGACATAGCGGTAACGCGCTTATCAAGTTGCTTGATGATGCCAATTAGACTTTTAATCTTCTCAAGCACACTATCGAGCAAGAATTTTTGCGTCAGGTAGACAAAATACATTCCGCCAGTCGCCGCCGCGATAGGGAATCCTACGTCCGAAGCAAACTGTAAGAACTCCATTATTTACTCGTCCACCAAGCAATAAAAGAAAATATCGCTCCAACGGTAAATACGATGCCTCCAATAAAGCCTTTGTAACGCGTTTGCTCGGTTTTCATTTCATCAAGCGCGGCTATGATAGCGTCTAGCTTTCTTCCTCTGTCTTCAAACACTTCCTCAAGCGCATCAATGCGCTGTTCTACTTTAGCTAAACGGCAGGCTTCGTCGGGCATCTCGACCTCACTTCAAGAATCTAAGTTTATAAAGAACGGTAAAATAGGTTTCCATAATCCCATCAATCAAGTTTTGAATTGGCGTGTCATCTTTACCGCAGACTTTATAGCGGTTTTCATCAATCCACGTCACTTGTTTCTTTAAGAAGTCTTCAATATTATCGACATTTTTACTGCCGATAATCTCAAGGTCTTTAAGGAGCTGATAGCTGCCCTGATACGCCTCTGTAATGCCGTCCGCTTGCTCGATAATCTCATGATAAAAGTCGTTAAGCGCTATGTGCGCGGCAAAGCTACGCGTCCGCAAATGCTCACGGTGCGCAACATCTCGTGCAAGGAATAATAGCGATATGAAATGTTCCATTTTAAATCGCTACAAAATCAATAGCATTCTGAAATGGTGTCAAATCTTCATCAGTCCAGAAGTCTTTAGCAAGCATAATCTCTAAATGCTCTTTGTTTCTTTTAACCGTATCTGCCCATTCAGCGGCAGATTGATTGCGTAAGTTACCAGCTAAAATAAGGTTTACGCTGTCCATAGCGGCTTTGTAGTGTTGAGCAATCTGCTCTGGTGTTTGTGTATCCATGATTTAGGCTCCTTTAAGTTGAGTAATTTCAGCCTGCAAAGCATCAATCTTTGCAGACAGTTCTTGGATGGCCTTGACCATCACGGGCAGAAGTTTGCTGTAGCCAGCCTCTAGTTTTTCGGGGTTGTCGGCGTATACCAGACCGGGAATTTCAATACCCGTTTTTTCTTGTACCGCTTGCAAATCTTGAGCAATAAATCCGGTGTCCGAGACACCAACCTTGCCCCCGTCTCGCATATTCCAATCAAACGAAACGGGGTTAAGTTGATTTGTAAAATCTAAACCTGCGGCAATGGGGAGTATGTTTGTTTTATCCCTAGCATCAGATATGGCGGTAATGGTAGTTACAGCGCAACGCAAAACTGTAATGCCAGAAGTACCTATTGTTGCGGTATCGCTTACGGAGCCAGATGACGGATTGGCAGTGTATCCGATACAAATATTTCTAGAGCCAGTAAAACTACCGGGAGTACCTGCTTGATTCCCAATAATAGTATTATCATCTCCAGTTGTTAGGGTAGCGCCAGATTCATAACCAACAACAACATTGCCACTCCCTGTGGTGTTGACTTTCATAGCGTAACTACCAATTATGGTATTTCTGTATGCAGTTGTACAAATGGCTCCCGCACTATAACCAACATGTATGTTGTCATTACCAGCAGTATTTGCTGCCCCTGCATCAGCCCCAATAAATGTATTATTACCAGTAGTTAATCTTGCAGCGCCCGCATTTACCCCTAAATAAGTCATCTCTGAAAATTGAGTAGTTTTCCCAAAAACAGTACCCAAAGCAGTCGGTGTAGCGGCAGAACCCCCAGAACTCGTAGCATTAATAGTTTGATTTGGCCATGTTCCGCTAATAGTTACATTCGTACCGGCAACCAAAGCAGGTGTTGTTGTACCTGTACCGCCATTAGCGACAGGAAGTGCTGTGCCAGATAATGAAATAGCTAATGTACCAGAACTTGTAATAGGTGAACCGGACACTGATAAAAATGCAGGGACTGTTGCTGCAACTGAAGTTACTGTCCCACCCGATGTGGTAGGTGTAGCCCAAGTAGGTGCTGAAGTACCGTTAGATGTTAAAACTTGACCCGATGTTCCAGCAGCCGTATAAGCGTGTGCTGTACCAGTACCATAACCTGCACCACCAGCAGTAGGTGTAGCGGTTGAATTAGTCCCGCCATTACCAACTGGAAGCGTACCTGTTACATTAGTAGCTAACGAACAATATGTTGTTGATGTAGACCCTGTACCGCCATTAGCTACAGGCAGCGTTCCTGTAACGCCTGTTGTCAAAGGTAGCCCTGTGCAGCTAGTTAACGTACCGCTTGTAGGCGTACCTAACGCGCCGCCAGTAAGTACCACTTGCTCATAGCGCACGGAATCCCCCGCAGACGTGCCAGCGGCAAGGCCTGTGAGTTTCTTAGCGTTCATTGGCAAGTTAGCTGACGGCGTAGACTGACCGTCACGCGTGATACAGTTTGTCAACGCCGTTGCAATGTCACTGTTGGTTGTGTTAGTTGTTGATGATGAAATCGTTGTGCCGGTAACAACGGGGTTGCCAGCAGGCAGGTTATATGTTCCAGAGCCATTAAAAGCCATTATTTTTCTCCTGAATATGATGTGCGTGATTGCAATGCAGATAAGCCTTGACCTGCTAAACCGCTTGCGGCAAGTCGCCCTGCCGTTGTATTTAATGGTGATGCTGCGGCAGCTTCACTGCGAGCTTGCGCCCGTTCTATCGCATTAGCAAATGCTTCGGACGATAGTAATTCTTTAGATAGTTTATCAGCAATCGTGCTATCTGCAAACTTAACGCCTGTACTGTGAATCAACTTAGCAAGCACTACGGCCCGAGTTAAGCCAAACGGCATATGCGGCGTAGACTCAGTGGCTAATTTAGTGGCGTTTTCGCCTGCTTTAGACCCTTCTAAAGCTAACGCATCAAACTTCTTCTGGTCGTTAATGGTTGCCATTATATCCTCAACAGCGCGTTTTAGCTGAGGTTTATCAGCAGTCAATTTATCTAGCTCCACAGCAGTGTCATAGGGGTGCTTAGGTGCTTCTTTTTTAACCGTATCAAGCAACGATTGAACGTGCGCGGTTTCTTTAAAGTCTGCTAACTTAGCCGCGCCTTCTTCTTTACCGTAAGTCGCTTTTAGGGCTATTGCAATTCGCGAGTTATCAAGTGCCTTAGCTGTCTTAGCGCCTGCATTTTCAACGCCTGCTGTGATAGGTTCAAACGCATTACTAATGATTTGCTTTGCCAATTCAGGCTTTGCTTCAGGCGTCAGCTTGTGCAGTATGCGCCCCATCAAGCGAGCATCGCCATTAACGGCTATTTTAGCTAAATTTTCAGGGTCAGTTGCGCCGCTCAAATCTTTAGCTGATTTACTAATAATGCGTTGTTGGTTAGCTACCGATTCATCAACCACTTTAGGAATTGCTTTAACTTGCTCACCAAGCGCGGCTTGATTTGCTTCAATAGGTTCAAAGTTACGCACAATTTCACTTAACCGGTTTTGAATTCCCGCGCCAGTAGAGTCAAGCGTTTTTAGCGCTTCTCGGTTATCTTTTAAAAATTTATCTGCGGATTTGCCACCTTGCACAACTTCATCATTAAATTTACCTTCAACGCCTGTTTTAATAGCTTGTAGTGCTTCAGTGTCATTTCCAAATGCGCGAATAAAATCCGCAGCATGGTCAGGATGTAAAAATTTATCCGCTACTTCAGAAGGGTTAATTTGCGGTCTATAGGTATTAGTTTGGCGAGTAAGTTTATCTACTGTGCCCTCCATGTAAGGTTCCGCTACCGTAGACCTAAAAAGTTTGTTAGCTTCATCAAAAACTGCTCTAGCTTCAGTAGGTGCATTTTGCGCAATAGAATCGTCAATCCCTTGTTTTAATATTTTTAAGTTTCGTATTCTTAAGGCTGTTTCAGGGACGCCTTCAAGTTCTCTAATATCTATGAGAATTTCACTCCGCAATGCTTTAAGAGATTCTAAAGTTGCCATTGGAGGTAGACCTTCAGAAGACGGCTTAAGCGGTTTTCCATTTGCGCCTAATAGAACAGGCCCTTCATCGGCTTGCTGTTTAAATACTTTAAGCGCGGTGTGAGTAAATGGCGCAGACTCTTTATTTATCGCCGTTGAAATGTTTTCTGATAATTCTGTCGCTTTATCAATTAACGGTTTAATGCTAAAAGGCTGCGGCGCAAGCTCAAAAGATTGCTTATATAAAGGGCTGACTAGCTTAGCCGCTTGGTCTTGAAGCTCTTTTTTACGCGCTATTACAGTCTGCCCAATTCCACGTTGTTCTGGTTGCGCGACTGTACTAGCCACCTGCTGCTTGGCTTCATTAAGCCCTGCTTGCTCTGTTTCAGCTTGACGCAATAGCTCTGCTGTACGCGCGGCTTTAGTATTTTCAAGCGTTTTACTTTGCGCCGCCAATCCGCTTTGCACATTTTGATACGGCGCGGCGGCGCTTACGCCACTAACAGGCATTTCACCTTGATGAAGTTCAGCTAATCTATCTTGCGCTTGATTAACTCGCGCGTCTAAAGAAGCCGCTTCTGCGCCAAGTTTATCGCGCCAGTCGTCAGGGTAGCTTTTTTGTGATGATTTAATCGCCGCTGCAAGCTCAGACGATTTTATTTCTGTTGCAAGTTGTTCAGGTGTTGTGCCAGCACGTAACTTTTCGGCTGCTTCAGCCGCATTAGAACCTTTAAGGCTGTCTAAAATCTTAGTATCAAGAATTTTTTGACGCCCTTTTTCGAACAACGGCGCAAGCACTTTAGCCGCCCCAACTGCCATAGGAACGCCCACACCGGATAATGCGCCTGCTGCTGCCCCCATACCTGCGTTACCGCTCGCGCTACTATTAGGGTCAATTAGCTTTCCTGCAACGCTATTTGCTACCGCGCCAGACGCTATTTTAGCAGGGATGTCTTTTAGGTACCCTACAGATTCTTTACCTGTGCTAAGACCTCCTGATTCTAAGCCTCTAGCAAAACGCTCGCCCAACCCTAAAGCTCTAGCGCCCCCACCTAAAGCGCTTCCAACGCCAACTAACGGCAACATTTCACCGCCAAATTCACCCATTTTAAATGGGGCGCTTTCTGGGTTTGCGCCGTACTCTTGAAGTTTTTGCTGAACCGCTGCTTTGTAATCGTCCGCAGTTGAGGTGTTAGATGGCGCAATTAAAGAGCTTAAATTTTGCTCTTTATTAGGTAGCGCATTAACTAAATCGGCGGCGTTAATGCCTATATTAGCTACGCCTTGCGCCATACCAGCAGGAAGATTTCCTGCATATTTTGCCGCACCCACAAGTGATTGAACTGCGTTAGCAGGAATGTCAGCAAACCGTTGAAGCGTTGACTTTTCTTCTGGTGGTGCTTCCAATGGCGCTTGTTCTTGGGACTTCCAATTAGCCTTAAAATAGTCAAGCGCCTGCTCTTGCGTTGCACCTTCAGGCGCGTCTATTTCATATTCTTTGCCGTCAGGCGCGGTAGCTATATACGTTGCCATTTATTGCCCCTTTCTTCTTATTGACCAGCCACCTTGTCCTGCGGGTTGTTGAGGTGCTTCTTCTTTAGGTGCAAATCTTGAAAGATTATGCCCCGCGTAGTTAAATTCTTTTCCCGTACCTAATTTATACTCACTTGCAAGTGTTTTAACTCGACCACCAAACAAGCTATCAAACGCTTGAATCAAGCCTTTAAATTGCGCGGGAGAGATAGTGCCGTTAAGCAACGCCTTATAATCTTGACGGTCTCCAAGCGCAGTTGCACCGCCAGAAGCTAATACTGCCGCTGCGATTTCTGGTGCTACCATTTGCGCCGTAGCACCAAAAGATGTTTGCGGCGCCATACCTCTTTCTTGGGCTATTCTGTTAAATATACTGTTAGCGGCGGGAATATCTCCGTTTTCTAATGCTTTATATGCGTCTTTTAACACGTCAATATGTTGCACAGCCGTTCCAATACGCATTATGTTTTTACCAGAATTTCCTGACGTAGAATAGTCTAAAGCTGTTTTTACTCTACTTTTTGCGTCGGCAGTCCCTCCTACTATATCGCTGGGGTTAATGCCTTTTTCTGCCTGCCATGCTTGATATGCAAGTTGGTCTTTAGTGCTAATACGAGGGCGTATGCCGTTCATCTCGTTACTTAGTAGTTGAGTAAAACTAGCGTCTCTTTGCGGTGAAAATTGCGAAGGTTTAGAAGCACCCCCCATAGCACCGTTAGGCTGCGGCGGCATTCCAGTAGGCGCTCCAGTAGGCGCTCCAGTAGGCGCTCCAGTAGGCGCTCCAGTAGGCGCTCCAGTAGGCATTCCAGTAGGCGCTCCAGTAGGTTGAGGCGCAACATTACTAGCAGGAGGCGCAGTGGTATTACCAAATGGGACAAGCGCTCCGTTAGGCCCCACTTTAAAATACTGCCCAGTCTGTCTATTAAACGTAATAGGCTCTCCCGTATTAGAATCTATGCCAGCAGACGCATAATGGTCTTGATTTCCACCTTGATTTTGCCGCGACGCGGCAACCAAAGCTGCGATTGCTTTTCGAGTTTCGTTACTTTCACTTGAAAGCGTTTCGCGAAGCGCGTTGGCTTCTTTTGCTCTATCGTTTCTACCTTGTTCAGATATATCAAATTGCTCACGTTTATCCGTTCTAAGCGCGTCTGCAAGCTCTTTTTGAGTAGACCTAGTGTATCTGTTATTAGCAATAGATGTTATTGTAGGCGCAAGCTCTGGTGACGTTAACGCCATTGCGGGTGCAAGTTGTTCAAATTGGTCGGGCGACACATTTTGAGCAACATTTTGTTCTAAAGGTTTGGCAGGTACGGTTTGAGGTTGCTCTCCACCTGTAACAAATGCCGACGTTTTATCCCACCAAGAAGGTTTTTGCTCAGGTGTTCCAGCTTGCAATGCCATTTCTTCAGGTACACGAATACCTGCTGAGTTAAACATTCGCATAGTGGCTGCTGTTTTTTCACGCTCTGCTTTATCTAAATCTTCTCTAGCGCCGCTTTCTTGATACGCGCCAATGATATTTTGCAACGCGCCAAGCGCGGCTCCACCAGTATTAGGAACGTACCATCCGCTGACCATTTGACCAGCCGCAATATTATCGCCTTTTTCTTGTAACTTACGAGCTAAAGCAATTCTATCTTTAGCACCAAGCACTTTTTCATCGTATAAACTAGCCACTCGCACCTCCAAATAGCCCATTCCATTTGTTTTGCAAACCGTTCATAAAGCTACCCTCGTCAGGTGTTTTTGCTTGCATCGCCGCAAATTGAGGGTCATATTGACCAAACTCATCAGCGTACTGCTGTGCGTCGCTTTTGCCAGCTTCTTTAATCGCCTGATAGCCTTTGCCAAGCGCTTCCGCGTTCTGCATTATCGATTGCGCTGACGGCGCGGCATTACCTCGCGGGTATTGCGGTTGGTTTCTAAGTGCAGCCACCAGCGCTGCGTGTTGGTCTTCACCTAACATCATTACACTAACCCCAGCATTGAATAATTAACCATTTTAAACCCACTTGGGTGCATAACGATAGCTTCTGGCATGACTTGTTCCACTTCGTCCGCCATAACGCCAGCAAACGGCTCACCCCACAAGTAATCCCATGTGTAAAGCCCAATGCCAAGAACGTGCGTACCTATACGTTTAATGTTCTTTTTAAGCCTTCTGTCAGATTTAACCGCCGCGCCAATACCTGCGCCGCCAAGCGCTCCCGCTGCACCAATCCCTGCGCTCACCATTTGTGATTGAGCCGCTAATTGAGCGTTATACATGCTCTGGTCATATTGACCTTTAGCAGTAGCCGCACCTAACATATCCGCGCCCTGCCAGTTAGCTAGCTGTGCGGGCTGAGATACGCCAACCGCAGGTAAATTAGCCGTATTAAGTTGAGCGCCTGTTCTTAGCGCTTGCAAGATATTAAGGTCGTTCTGTTGAATTGCTTGATTCTGTGCAAG